AATATTATGTTACCTTAGAGTATTAGGAATTTATTAAAGTTCATTGACATATTGAAATTAAATGAGAGCCCGAAAGCCGGAGCTGGTTTGATGAAGTTCAGTAAAATTATACCTCAGGTATAGTTGTCCATAGGCACGGTAAGTAGGCTCTTAAAATTAAAAATAAAGGGGTGGGGATGAAGCCCATAGGAAATTAATACCTGGTAAAACGGGAGAGACTCTTTGGTCAAAAGCCCCTTTATAAAAGGGAGAGAGGGACCCCTGAGTAAAGTACGATGAGTGTTCGAGCCACTTAAAATCTGGATGCCAAAGGAAACACCAGGCCCCCAACCCTTTAAATTAATAACCGGCACCCCGCTTTCACTTAGCCGTTATCCAGCACGGAGTTTTGTTAGTTACAGGGTAGTAGACAGGGCGTGAGGTTCGAACCCTCGACCGGTTACTGACAGTAGCGATACGGTGTTAGGTTTACCCAGTCAAAAAAGCACATCTCCGCGAGAGGGGAAGGGGCCGCGAAAGGTGGGTGTAGCGGCTGAGCTACTTATGATCACAAAATCCAGAGTAGGTCTGGGGATCTTTTTAAGCCGTAGGTCGTTGGAATGAACGGCAAAGGTTTAATTAATCGTAGTAGAGGTTGGCGGAAACGTTGGCCAGGGAAGGAACTAAGATTGGAATTTGGTGGGAAGAACTCAAAACGAAGGAACAGTTAATTCTTACCGGAGTTGAGAGTGAACCAAGCGCAGCCAAAACGTCCTAAACTAGATGGGCGTCAGTACCAACGCGACGAAAGAGAACCGGAGAACTTACTAGTTGGGCCAGCTAGTTTAAATGGATATAACCTGGCCCGAGCATTTTAAACAACTTAAAACCAAGTAAAATTATGTCAGGAGAAAAAGTAGCCAGTAAAAGACAAAGCGAAGTCACCAGATTTTATGATGAATTTGCCGTCGAGTGCGAAAAGATGGATGAGAAAATCAACCACCTTTCCGATATGTTATCAAATTATAGCCACCCACACGAGGTGGGCAAACCAAGTCCTTCAAAGAAGGAACCCGGCATGGATGGCCTGACTATATACGGAACGACAGCAAAGGGGCAGATCGAACGCTTAGATGGCATAAACGGGAACTTAGCTGCGCTTATCGACCATTTGGCGATATAAAGACTTTAACCTAGTTTATTAACAATGATTACCATAGCTGGTTGAGATGGAGGGGAGGCTGGATTTTGTCATAGGCCGCTTCCCCTTCTATTTTTCCGGCAAAAAGAAAAACAAGGAGGCGGTAAACTTAATCTTTTTTATCGAATGGTTTGGAACATCGGTCGAGTGACCAAAGTTTGCTGCCCCTTTAAACTATAAAAATGGTTAGGCCAAAAGACGTACTATCTCAGAGATTGTATTACTTTTTGAAAAGACATTATCTCATCAGGAAGTTTATGAAAAACGTTAAACTTTCTAATCCACGTCTAATTGATGGATCCACAGATTTTCGGCTAGATTCTATAACAGGAGGATTTAGCTATCATAAATCAGCAGAAGGTACAGGATTTTGGTATCCTTATTGGGACTTGTTTACAAATAAAAAGAAATGAAAATACGACTTAGATTCAAATTTCACCGGGTATATAAGCCCGACATGAGGGACATCCTTATAGCCCTCGCCCTGGTATCCATTCTTGTCGCAGCCACTATTTTGGAAGGGGAGATATGGTAGGAACAGCAACAGGCATAATTCTTATGATAACAGGCGCACTCATTGTGGGCATAGGTATAGGTTGGTGGATCGCTCAAATAAAGACAGATACGGCTACGCTGTTTTATCACTTCTCTGTCTGGGAGCAGGCCAAGAGTAAAAAGTTGCACGTCATCCCATTAAAAAGAGGAGGGATTTCTGTAGAACAATTTAAGGACGGAATAATAATTCAAACAGAATGAAGCTAAAAAAAAAATATCGGAAGCTTTGGCGCAAATGTAGGCACGATGCAATAATTAATCACTACAATCCTCTTGATATGCACGGGCCAAACGATGATGAATTGTTAGAGATAGCTGTTGCCTTGTATTTGAAACAAGTATTATCAGAGACATTCCTCCCTTCTGGCGAATTCCTAAAAACAATAATAAAAAAAAGCAAAGAGAAATGAACTGGATTTGGTTAGTAATCGCAATGCACGCCAACCCTGACCAGACGGTATGGCCTCCAGGCTATGCAGCTTATGAAAGAACAGGAGTTGAATACATAACCCTGTTTAAATCTGACACCGTACGTCACAACAACCGGGCGGACGCCGTATTGAATTTAGACGTTGAACAGCATTTTCACCCGCACGTATTGTATAGGTTAGACAGCATAAAAAATGAATAAAAGAACTAGCATCTTAATTGATATATTGATACTTACAATAGGAGTATCGATAATCACGTGCTCGTGTAGTCCACCTATCAATCCTTGCCCATCCGAGGATTTCAATACTATCGTTTTATACGAAGAGCTTCTTCCTCTTGGTGGAGATCTTTATAGACGGATTTATACAGAATGGGCGATTTACGGGCTATCCGTTAACAACGATACAATTACTCGGCAACCGTTAGATAATCAGCCCTGTTATTGGGATGAGATATACGGACCCGATTGGGTAAGAGATTTTAAACCAGATTAATATGATTAGCAGAGCAGCAGCAGAAGGTGGAAAAATAATGTGCATAGTAGCCATAATTTTCGTAGCATTTTTGATTGGGACAACAGTACACGAGCGAGCTGATCCTATTGTTCATATTATAAGTAAGGATGCTGAATTTTGGGGTCCAATCGCCGATGATACTATTACAATATACAATCCTGATAGTGCTTTTTTCCAAGATGGGTGGAGGTGGAGTGTCTCCAGCGACATGGCTGCTATGTGGACCTATGGAGGCGATTGGGTAGTTGAATCCGAATCTATTTATTACGATACGATAACTGCTACTGGTGCGGCAGGAATTATTTTAAAAAGCGGTCGCGGCATCAAGATTAAAGGTGTAGGTTCTGGCGAGAACTATATAAACACTGGCTGGAGAGGTAATTATTTTATGTCGGATACTATTCCTCCAGATACATTTGAACTAAAACGACCATCGCAATGAGACTCTACAGCCTGAAAGAAATTGAGCAGTTGGTGGAGGCGTCGACGACTAGAGCCGAACTTACCAGGATAGCCGATATTATAACGGATAAAAAGCACCACTATTCCCTTGATGATTTAGACAAGATTAGGGTTTTGATTAAAGAAAAATGGTAAAAACGAAGACTATTTAATTAAAATTAATTGTATTATCTTAGGGGCATGATGATTGAGGTTGTATACGAACAATATTATTTATCCCAATACGGTATCCCCTCAACGGAATCTATTCCGCTGGCCACACAAACCTTTGTCTTGACTTTGACAGATGGCCCGTTTGAAATCGTTCACGTGTTAAACTAAAATTTAGATGGAAAACACTAGCCAAAGGCAATTTCGCTTAACGACAGCCGACCTAAAAGCCTTACACGACCATTGTATTTGGAAGGCGGCCGCGCTTGTGGCTAGCTGTACCCCTACGATGTTAGTAACCGAGTCGGCCAAAAGAAAGAAAGCGGCCAGGGAGCTGTCGGATAAAGCCAAACAGATAGATAAAACCCTTATGGAGCAGATTTTGACATTAGAATTTAACCCCGTGCCTCCTCCGCAGCCGATGCCCAAACCAACAAACAGGAAGCAAAGGCGAATGTCGGTAAACAAACAGTAAATGACAGATACGGCGGTTGTAGTAGTAGTAGAAAAGCGAAAGGGCGGCCAACTGGGCAACAAAAACGCTCAGAAGTGGACCGAGGTGAAAGCCATGAAATTAGGCCGGGGAATACTCGCCTGGTTCGAAGAGGATAAGGACCACATACTATTTGAAGACTACTTTAGAGAGATAGGATTGTATAGGCGTCTGCTGGCTTATCTCCAGAAAACTTTCCCTTCGTTTTTGGCTCTTATAGAAGAGTGTAGGCAAATTCAGGAGTCGAGAATAGTAAACCTCGGCCTTCAAAATAAAATAAACGTCGGAATGTGTATATTTATCCTGAAGAACAATCATGGCTATAAGGACCAGCAAGACCACGACCATACCTTTACCGTACCCGAAATTATATACGAGTACCGGGGGCCGCATAAAGAGCAGCAAGACCCTTATTTTGGCGATGTCGAAGAAGCTGAAATCGTCGAGTGAACTAAAGTTGGCATAAAAACGGGGGTCGAATATGGAGAAGTTCATCTGGCCTAACAAGCCCGAGGGTGGAGGTTTGAATCCTTCCCCTCGTTTTAGCCTTAAATTCAAAAAGTGAGCAAGATAACCGTATCCGAGGTTTACTATGACCTATCCAGGGCACGGACTAAAATAAAAGTACTCGAGGGCGGCTCGGGGTCTTCTAAAACGTGGTCGGTAATCCAATACTTGATAGACTACTGCCGGTATCACCAAGGAGAAAACAAAAGGATACTAGTAACCCGTCAAAAACTTACGTGGCTAAAGCTATCGGCCCTGGCTGACTTTAAGCGCATACTCCTCTTGATGGATATTTGGGATAAGAAAGACTTCAATAAGTCCGAAAGCTATTACTCGCTGTGGGGTAACATAATATACTTTACCGGCCTTGACGAACCGCAAAAGGTACACGGGCCGCGCTGGGACTTCTTTTGGGGTAACGAGGCCATAGAGCTTAGTTACGAGGATTGCCGCCAGGTAATGATGCGAACTAACGACATTATCGTATTCGACTATAACCCAAACGTAACCGACCATTGGATATACGATAGGGTAATACCCCGCGATGATTGCACTTTTTTACAGTCTACCCAGCTCAACAACCCATACCTGCCGGCCGAACAACGAAAGGAGATTCTATCATACGAGGAAACGGAGTTTAATATCTCCCAGGGAACGGCGGACAAACAGTTGTGGGAGATATACGGACTAGGTAACCGAGCCAACATCGAAGGCGTTATTTTTACTAAGATTAGGTTTGTCGAGAGCATGCCCGAGCAGTACGACTGTAAATGGACCGCTTATGGCCTTGACTTTGGCTACGTAAACAATCCCACAGCCGTAATAAGGGTTTCACTATACCGGGGGGAGCTGTGGCTTCAGGAGCTAATATACGAGCCTGGCCTGGTAAATGTTCCAATAGCCGACTCCACGGGGCACGTTGAACCCAACATAAGCGACGAGCTGGCCCGAGTAGGATTAAGCAAACTGAACGACGAGATTTACGCGGATTCAGCCGAGAAGAAAAGCATCATGGAAATAGAGCTGTACGATTGGCTTATATTTAGAGCTAAAAAAGGGCCAGGATCCGTAGTAGAGGGCATTGATATACTAAAACGGTTTAAACTAAACATCCTCGAATCAAGCATGAAGATGAAAAAAGAGGCTCAAAACTACAAATGGATGCTCGATCCTAAGGATAAGGAGGGAAAAAGATACCTCAATAAGCCGGTAGATAGATTCAATCACGGGTGGGATGCTATCCGATATGTGGCGATGGAAAAGATTGGTATGGAGGAGGATTTTTATATGGAGCCTGTTAATTACTAGGTATTACGAAATAATTTATTATATTTACGGACAATATATTCAGCTAATGGAAGACCACGATTTGTTTGGTAATATAGTAGAGCGAGATGTAATATTAAGGGAAAAGTTCATCGAGCCTCCTTTCAGTATTATAGACGCCAGGAGCGGTAATTGGCAAAGGCGTAAAAAATTGTGGAAAAGCAAAGGCATAAGAAGCGAAGTTGGCAGGGGCAAAAATATGACCCACGAGATTCCCACAAAAAAATACACTAATAAGGACGAGTACAAGAAGCACGTCGACCTAAATACATCAATATTTGACCCGGCTTTGGCGGAGCTGATATATAAATGGTTTTGCCCTGACGGTGGCCGTATCCTTGACCCTTTTGCCGGGGGGTCGGTGCGGGGCATAGTAGCTAATTATTTAGGATACAAATATACCGGCATAGATATACGGCCGGAGCAGGTAATGTCAAACAAAGAGCAAGCGGCTGAAATATTAAAGGATAAAGTCCATCCTATATGGATTATGGGAGATTCTGACGTCATGTTGGATTACCCCTTATTTGATGATTTTGACCTGATGTTTAGTTGCCCACCATACGGAGATTTAGAAGTTTACAGCGACCTTGACGGCGATATTAGTAACATGGGATACAATAGTTTCCTTAAAGCCTACCGGAGCATAATACGTAAGGGGTGTTATCATATATTGGCCGGCGGATTTGCCTGTTTTGTGGTTGGAGAGATAAGAGATAAAAAAGGCGGCTTTCGAGGCTTTGTACCTGATACCATAAAAGCGTTTACGGACGCCGGCATGACTTTTTACAACGAGGCAATACTATGTCAGCCGGTAGTATCGGCCAGCATGAGGGCGGATAAACAAATGACCGCCGGCAGGAAGCTGGTTAAGACCCACCAAAATATATTGATTTTTAAAAAAATATGATTCAAGACCGCGACTTATTTGGCAACATTGTGGAGCGCGACATATTGCTCCGGGAAAGGTTTATGGAGCCTCCTTTTAGTGTATTAGATAGCAAAGGTGGCAAGTGGCAAGCCCGCAAACGCCAATGGAAATCGCTGGGCATAGAGTCACACCTGGGCCGGGACACCAAAGCGGTGGCCACATTTGATGATGATGTCGACCCAGTGACCGGCTTAAACAAATACGGCCGCAAGCCTATGGAGGGAGTAAGTATATTTGACCCAACGCTGGCGGAGCTGATGTATGCGTGGTTCTGCCCACCCGGTGGCCGAATATTAGACCCTTTTGCCGGCGGCAGCGTCCGTGGCATTGTGGCGGCCTACCTCGGTTATCAGTATACCGGCATTGATATACGAGATGCTCAGGTAATGGCCAACGAACTCCAGGCCGAAAAAATATTAGAAGACGTAACCACTAAACCAGTGTGGGTAACCGGCGATTCTGCAAAGGTATTAGACCAGCCCCTAGACATGGACCCGCCCGACAAGGTAAAAATAAGCGGTGCACAGCTACAGCAGATGTTTCAGCCCTGTGAGCCTAACTATATAAAGTCAGTTTGTCATGGGGCGTGTTGTCAAGGCAGTGGGGGTCTAATGGTTACTGTACATGAAAGTGAGCGCGAGGCCATAGGCAGATTGGGGGGAGAAGTTGACGAAAGCGGGATGTTAAGGGATAAACTTTGCAACGGCGTTTGTATGTTTAAGAGCGATGATGGGCTGTGCGGCATACACGGCGATAACCAGCCCTTTGGATGTAAAGCCAGCCCGTTTACGTTAAACAGCAACAATACTTTAATAGTCCGGAACCGATACCGGATGCTGCGGTGTTATAATACGCCCCAGGCAGTCCCAGCTTACAAAGCCCACCGGTGGTCGCTCGACCAGATATTTGGGGCTCATGTGGTAGAGGGAATAATAATGGATATTATCGTAGGAAAAGATCCTATTTGGGCTCCCATAAAGCCCGACATATTTAAGATATTAAAGGATAACGATGAGGCAAAACGTGCCCGCGTTTCCGGCCAATTCGACATGATATTAAGCTGCCCACCCTACTCGGATTTAGAAGTTTATAGCGACCTGCGAGGGGATATTAGCTTTATGGAGTATGATAATTTCATGAAGGCATACACCAATATAATTATAAAAGCATGTCGCCGGCTAAAGGTGGGAGGCTACGCCGCCTGGGTAGTGGGGGATATAAGAGGAAAAAAGGGCTCCTATCGCGGCTTTGTGGCCGACACAATAAAAGCCTTTGAGTCAGCAGGGATGGGCCTATACAATGATTGTGTGTACCTACAGCCGCTTGGAACAGCCATGTTACGGGCCGCTAAGATATTTGAGGCAGGAAAGAAATTAACTAAAGTTCATGAAAACGTTTTAATATTTAGAAAAGATGGCTAGACACTTAAATATGAAGAT